CTGGTGCTTGGGAAGATCCAGAGTATTTTGATCACAAAATAGTAGATACAGGTGATAGTCACGAAGATGCTTTACCAACAAGAGCAATAACTATTATTAGAAAATTTGGACTTTTTGATTGGAAAGAAGATACAACCTTAATGCTAGATACTTACCAGGCCTGGAACAATACAAACTCTGGAGAGTATGTAGATGGTTTGTTAATGAACCCGCAGGTGGTCGTGGGCATTAAGCATGTTTCTGGAATGACAAAAAATGATCTATTGCACTTTGAACAAGTAGGTGAGTCAATTAAGCAAGATTTTCCAAATGCTAAAATAATTAAATTACCTAACATTAAAAGTATAATACACAGTGACAGAAGTAGTTTTAAAATAAAAGAAATGGGAGTAAAAGAAGATGATTCAAAATAAAATATTAGTTGCAATTTGTGCAACAGTTTTATCTTTAAATACTATTTCAGCAAATGCTGTAGATACTAAGTATAAAGATGCCTTAACAGCATTAAATACCTTAAAGGTTGCTGATGAGGTTCGTACAGGATATAAAAGAGAAAAGTTTAAACACTGGGTTAAAGTAGGCAACGGTTGTGATTCTAGAAAAGCAGTTATTATTTCAGAAGCAATTATAAAACCAACTGTTGATAAAAAATGTGCAATTACAGGTGGTAAGTGGTTAAGTATTTATGATAACGCTACTGTAATTGAAGCAGGAAAACTTGATGTAGATCATATGGTACCTTTGGCTGAAGCGTGGGATTCTGGTGCTAGTGCATGGGATGCAAAAAAACGTGAGATGTACGCAAATGATCAAACTGATTTAAGACATCTAATTGCAGTGACTGGGGCATCTAATAGATCAAAATCAGATAGAGATCCAACAGACTGGTTACCAACAAACAAAATATATGTTTGTGAGTATTTAACTAATTGGGTATCAATTAAAGTTAGATGGTCCTTGTCTGTTGATAAAAAAGAAAAAGACGCAATTGTAGCAGGCCTAAAGCCTTGCAAAAAAACTGCATTTTCTATAACACTAATAAAATAAAAGGTTCACAATGAGTGATGATAAAGACATTATAGCCAATCTTATTTTGCTTGGTGCACTTGAAGTTTCTGGTATCGATATAGAAACTGGTGAGCCACTATATAATTTTACTTCAAAACTACAAGATATTAATCCAGACCTTCATAACGAAATGTCTACATATTTTAGTAGAGAGACAATGGCGTTATGGCAACATGGTTTTATAGCAATGGATATAACTCAAAAAGATCCAGAGATAAAGTTGCTACCAAAGGCATTTAATAAAGAAGAAGTAGAAAAATTAGAAGAAAATAATAGATATAGTCTAAAAGAAATAATAAGGATTGTAATGGAAGATAGAGATAAGTAGATGGAGTTTTTGCTTGGAACTTTAACAACAACACTTGTGCTATTTATTTTTATTGTATTTTTAATTAATAAAAAAAATAAGCGTGAGCCGTTTTTTTTAATAAAATATAGTCAAAGCCACATACACCGTATTTTATCTCCCCTATTGCCGCAGGTAGATCAAATAAGCAAGATTAGCAATAAGAATAATCAGTCAGGTAAACATTTAAAAAACACTAATGTTAGGGTACTTATAGTAGAGGGCAGAGCCTATTGGACTAAAAATAATGTATTCTATGTATCAAACATTGTTGATGGAGATATAGATAAAGATAATGCACAGGTAGTTGACACAATGGGTATGAGTAAGGTAGAATTAGATAAGATGCTTTTTATTATAGATCAACTCAGAAAGGGTGAATAGGACATGATAGTTGCAGTTCAGGGCAGTAAAGGCTTTGATGACTATAGTATATTCATCAGGGCTATGGGAGTAGCCTTGGCATCCCTGCCAGAGGATGATGAGAAGTTTCACATCTATTCAGCAGGTCCAGCCAAAGTTAATTCTATGGTTTCAGAGTTTTCAAACTTATCTGAAAGAGGATTAAGAGCAAGAGGTAAAAAGATTAAATTCTTTAAGGTTGCTCCAACATGGCTAAAAGAAAATTTTGATTCAATTGGATACTTTGCTTATTTAAGTACTCCACAGGATCAGCCTTCTGCATTAGTTGCAGAAGCAGAACTTCACAACGTTGAAGTTGGAATATTCCGCTACTAGAGAAAGAAAACAATGTTACAACACAAACACATATTAATTAATGCTAAAGTAAAAAATCCATTAAAGACTACAGAAGATGGTGTTGGATTTTTAACAAGATTAGTTTACGCAATACAGATGAAAATTATTAAGGGACCGTTTGCTTCTTATGTTGAAGCAGAAGGAAATCGTGGTTTAACTGCAATAGTAATGATCGAAACTTCTCATATTGCTTTTCATATTTGGGATGAAAAAGATCCTGCAATGCTACAGTTTGATTTATATACATGTGGAGAACTAGATAAAGATATTGTTCTTGAACACATAGATAGAGAAATGCAAATAGAATCAATGGACTGGGTTTTATTTGACAGAGAAGAAGGTTTTAAAGCAATTGATAGTGGTGCAAGATGATAGTAGATAAACTAGAAGTTATGGAATCAATTGTTTCAGATAATAAAAAGTTATCTTGGGATGGTTGGGATGTAATAGAAATGACACAATCAGATAAGGGTCGTCTGTCTACTACTGGTGCATTTGTAAATGGAGCATGGTATATTAAAAAAATATTTTCACCATCACGAGATGGTTGGAATATTCCAACTAAATATGTAGGTTAATATGAAAAAGCATGAATGGAAAGATAAAGCATCGTGTTATAAATATGATACTAATATATTTTTTGAAAAATACGAAAATGATTTAATGCTTAGACCAGCAATAGATAAACTGTGTCTTGAGTGTCCAGTCATAAAAGAATGTTTTTCTGTAGGGATTACTCAAAAAGAATGGGGAATTTGGGGCGGTATTTATCTTGAGCAGGGAGAAATATCTAGAGAATTTAACAACCATAAAACAAAACCAATATGGGCAAATATTTGGCAAACCTTAACCATGGGTATGAATAAGTAGTGGCCTCTGATATAATGTTATAGGACTAATAATGTATACTGACAGCATGAAAAGGGCTTTTCGTTCTATTACTGCACCTAAAAACTTTGGTGTGCAAATTATAGATAACGATAACTTTTTGTCTGTTAAACTAGATCCTAAATCTTTGGCTAGGTTAGATCACGATGGAAAGATAGCGGCAGTTGAGTATATAATTAAAGTTAAAAAAGCATTAGAGCAAAATGGTGCTATTGTTTTGTTAACAAGAGAGGCTATTAAAGATGTTAAATAGTTGGTTAATACTTTTATTAATATTTACTACAGCGTTGTCTATGGTTGCTATATTAAAGGGCATGTGGTTAAAGTTTAAGTACACTGATGCTTTAAATAAAATATTTCAAATGCAAATAGATTCAACTACGACAAATGCTTTTTTACTTGATAAGTTAAAAAACAAGGATAATGAAGAGTCTGCAAAGACAGATGTTCAAGAAGGGTTTATAAACTTTCTTAATCAATCGAGAGAGTCTGCTTTTGAATATATAGAAAATGTACAAAACACTCTTGGTAATGTAGTAACAGACTTAGGTCCAATTGTAGAATTTCATGATAAGTATGGTGCTATTTTTGATACTGATACTAGAAATCAGATGCAGGTTGTATCTAAATCATTTCATGAGTTAAAGAAGTTAATTCCAGAGGAGGTGGATCTTGATAAGGCTTAAAGACCAAACAGAGGTAGTGTGGAATGCTTTTAAAGTGTGTGAAGAATATTCATGTAAAGAAGAAGCAACACGAATATTCAATGATTATCCACGAGAATTAAACTTGTGTGATTTACACATGGATCAATTAAAAAGAAGGATGTTTATATCATGACCAATAGTCAAGAAGTAAACTTTATTCCATCTAGCCAAGATGCAGAATTTATGACTCCTAGACCACAGTCTGCAAAAAACTATCTACCAAAATGGTTTAAAGACATGCCAACCCTTCAACCAACATTAAGGGGTAATAGGGACGACGGCACAGCAAAAAAGTGTCCACCATTTTTAGATGCATTAACTTCAGGGTATACGCAAGAATTAATATGTGATGTAGAGATAACCAATCTTGGTATTGATCCAAATACAGGTAATGATATTATAACTTATAAGTGGGCTGGTCCAATTAAACCATTGTCTACAAGAGCACAAGACACTGATTCTAGAAGAGTGTTTCCTAATTTTGATGGCTACTATACTAACGAATTTCATTGGATAACTCAGTGGGAACCTCAGACTCCAGCGGGGTATAGCACATTATACTTTCATCCAGCAAACAGATTAGATCTACCATTCTTAACAATGAATGGTATTATAGACACAGACAAATGGTCAGTTAATGGGCCAATACCTTTTATGGTAAAGAAAGGATTTGAAGGTTTGATACCTGCTGGAACTCCAATATATCAAATGATATTTATCAAAAGAGAAGATTGGACTTCTCAGGGATTAGAATATAATGATAAACAATTTAAAAGAATGTCTTACGGTATTAAAAAAGTAATGGAAAATGGATACAAGAAAAACTTTTGGTCCAGGAAAAATTACTCATAGGTTTGGGCATATTAAATGCTCAAAGAAAAAGGAGAAATAAAAATGAATAAAGAACAATTAAAAGCCGCTCTTGCATCATACGGACGCTCTGTCCTAGGTGCTGGACTAGCATTGTACATGACAGGCGTAACAGATCCAAAAGATCTAGCATATGCTCTATTGGCAGCAATTGCCCCAGTAGCATTACGTGCAATTAATCCAAGCGATACAGCATTTGGAAGACTTCCAGATGTAGCAGAGATTGAAAAAGCAGCAAAGTCTGCTAAAGCAACGAAAAAGAAGTAACTTTATGATGGGTGGGGTATTGTGTAAAAACTTTATCCCACTTAATTAAACAATATTTTATTGCCATTTAAAACTGGAATATCAAGAAATTCATTATCTTTTATATTAAATGTATACCATAGTACTAGTGTGTGTCTAAATCCCTTTTTAATAGTTTGTACACCATGCTTAAATCTAGATGGAAACATTATTAAATCTCCAAGTTTTGGTTTTATTGTTTTGTTTAAATCTGGAAAGTATAGTTCTCCACCCTCATAATCGTTGTTTAAATAACATAGTGCTGACAGGTTATATCTGTAGTATCCATTTGGTATTGCTGGATCTCCATTAGGAGTTTCACAATCAGAGTGTATTGATAATAATTTATTTTTTTCATAATTCCAGTTAACAAAATGTGCTGGCATAATGGGATCAGTTTCAAATTCTACATTATATTTTTGTGTGTAGTTTTCTAAAACTTTTTTAAACATTGATATTTCAATATTGCTAACCAATTTATAAATATTTTCATCATCTATACTATTTTTTTCTATTAAAACTTTGTCATTATTTTTTTGAATAAAATCACTCATTATTTTACAATCATCATTACTTAAAAAATTAGGAATTATCTTTATAGTGTCTTCAGAATT